GATTTAGTTATCAAGACATAAGAGAAAAGGGTGCTCCTTTAAGTTGTGGCATAGGCAATGCCCCAGGTTATCAACCACTAGAAAAAGCTTTAGAAAAGACTAGGGAATTACTCGATAGATGTATTGCAAATGGGCAAACACAATTAAGAACAATAGATGCATTCGATATAGTTATGTTTGCTGCTGATGCTGTTATTTCTGGCGGTGTTCGTAGATCTGCAACTATAGCCTTATTCTCTGCCGATGATGAATTAATGATCAATGCAAAGACTGGCGATTGGTATTTCACTAACCCTCAAAGAGCTAGGGCAAACATCTCTGCATTACTTCATAGAAAATATACTTCCAAAGAAGTATTTGAAAATCTATTTAAAGCAACAAAAGAATTTGGTGAACCAGGATTTTTCTTTGCCGATTTTTATGATGCATTATGTAATCCATGTTGTGAAATATCATGGATAACTAAACATTTCTTCAAGAAAAACAGTCCAGAACTAGCTGAGGCTTTGTCATTATATGAAGGACCAATAACAACAAAAGAGTCATGCAAAGATGACATGCCAGAAGATGAGGTCGGTCTTTCTGGTTGGGGATTCTGCAATTTATCAACTATTAATGGAAAAACAATAACTTCAGAAGAAGACTTCTACCAAAGGTGTGCTGCTGCTGCCTTTATTGGTACATTACAAGCATCTTTTACCAATTTCCCATACTTGGGTCATGTTACAGAACTTATTGCTCGTAAAGAGGCATTATTGGGCGTTTCAATTAATGGTATGCAACATCATCCTAAAATACTATTAAACCCAACAATTCAACAAAATGGAGCAAAAATAGTTAAAGATACAAACAAAAAGTACGCAGAAATATTAAACATAAGTCCTGCTGCAAGAACAACTTGCGTAAAGCCAGAGGGTAATTCTGCTGCTTTATTAGGGTCTGCTTCTGGTATTCATCCAGATCATTCTAAAAGATATTTTAGAATTGTTCAAGCTAATCAGATGGAATCTCCTTACCAGCACTTTAAAAGCATTAATCCTCAAGCATGTGAAGAATCAGTATGGTCATCAAATAAAACGGATGATTGCATAAGGTTTTGTGTACAAAGCCAAGATGGAACAGTGCTTAAGGAAAACATAGATGCTATATCTATGCTTGATGATGTTTTATCAACCTATAAAAATTGGGTTGTTGCTGGAAAAAATGAACATCTTTGCGTTAGAAAAGAGTTAAATCACAATGTTTCTAATACAATACATGTAAAAGATGATGAGTGGGATAAGGTAAAAGAGTACATTTACAATCATCGTGCAGAGCTTGCTGGAATATCTCTCATAGCTTCAACTGGAGATAAAGACTATAATCAAGCTCCATTTACAGCAGTTTATTCAATTGAAGAACAAATAGCTAATTGGGGTTATGAAGCCACATCTAAGGCATATGAAACTTACCCAAAATTTTCTGAATATAATTTTAATTCTTTGTGGGATGCTTGTTCATGTGTTCTTGGTTATTTTGAACCAAAAGATGAAAAACAAAAAACTTGGAAAATTATGGTGCAAAAATATGCAGATGAATTTTTTTCTTCTGATGTTAAGTACGCTACTTATGCACTTAAAGATGCTTATAATTTAGATTTATGGAACAAGCTAATAAATAATTATTCTGATGTTAATTATTTAAATGCTGTTGAAGTTAATTCTACAATAGATATTCAAGGAGAACTTGCTTGTGCTGGTGGAGCTTGTTTAATATAATGTCAAAAAGAATTGCAAAGATTTCAAAAACTAAAAAAGCAAAATTGGTGAAAAAAAATGCCGAAAAAAGGAAAAGTAAAAGGCATAGGTTCCCCTTTTAATCTTAGTTTTTCAAGTTGTTCAAACAACAGTCCAAAACTTTTTGATTGGTCTAATGAAGATTCAGATTTTTCTGTTTTCATGGATTATTCAATTCTTGATTGTTACAAATATCCAAAAGTTAAAAATGTTCCTAGATTTGGGTGGTTGTGTGAATCCATAACAATATTTCAAAACTTGTATGATAAAATAAAATATGATTACAAAAAAATATTTAACGATATAGATTACATATTTACTTCTGACGAATACTTGCTTTCTTTAGATTCAAGATTTAAGTTTTGTTATTCATGCAGCAATATTCCTTGGTCAAAAAAAGAAAATTGGAACATTTATAAAAAAACAAAAATGTGTTCAATGATATGTTCAAATAAGTTGAGTTGTAATTTTCATGCTATTAGGCAAAGTATAGCAAAAAATAATGTTGAAAAATTTGATTTGTTTGGCGGTTTTTTAAATTCTCCTTACACTGGTGAAAAATATGATGGTTTCTATAAAAAAGATAATGCACTAAAAGACTATATGTTTACTGTTGTTATTCAGAATAATAATCAGCCATATTTTTTTGCTGAAATGTTGACAGACTGTTTTTCATTTGGAACAGTGCCAATTTATTTGGGTAATCCTAAAATAGACTTGTTTTTTGATTCAAATGGAATAATATCTATAAATTCAGAAGAGGACATTGATAAAATTGTTCTTAGTAAAGACTTATATGAAACTAAGTTTGATGCTATAAAAAACAATTTTGAAAAATTGCACACAATGGAAATGAGCGATGATTATCTTTATCAGCAATGTTTAAAACTTATGGAGGTTTAACATGTCTCTATTTAATATTGGTGATATAGTTGCTTTAAAATCTGGTGGAATGCCAATGACAGTTGTAGCTTTTGGCGAAGAAACAAAAGAAGTTTTAGTTGTTTATTTTGATTTGGATGCTAATGTTATGCGAGATGGTTTTCCAGCAGAATCATTAGAGTTTACAGAAAATAGATGGAAGATGAAATATTGTGTTGATATAAACGAAGAGGATTATACAGATGATGAGGAATTTTAATGCCATACTATGAATTTTCTTGTGGGTCATGCGAATACAGTTTTGAGATTAAGCTTTCTTTTTCTGAAAGTCATCCCAAAGATTGTCCAAAGTGCAAAAAAGGAAAAGTAAATCAGGTTTATGATGGAAACACCATTGTCTGTATCAAAGGTGGAGATACAATAGGTCAAGTAGGTGAAGCTAATTATAAGAAAGCTGGTGGAAAAATTAAAGAACATATGGCTAAAAAACAAGAATTGAAAGATTCAAAGTTGCCTTGGTGGAGATCAGGAAAGGTTACTGGGTTAAGCAAAAAGGATAAACCTTTAAACCTATCTAAAATTAAAGATGTTAAAAATTACATAGAAACAGGAGAAGAATAATGGCTTTAATTCCTAAAGCTGGAGAAGAATCACCTCATACAGCTATAGTTAGAATACATTGGGAGGTTCTTCCAATAAGTTCTGATGGCTCATATGGATCAAATCAACCAGTTGATATTGGTTTGATATTGTTGAGAGCAGATGGAACTTCTTTTCAAGAAGCTAAAATTAAACTTGAATCTTTTTTAAATAATTCTATTAGCGACAAAAATTTTGGACACATTTGGAAAAGAGGGCAGTCATCATGAAAATTGAAGATCATGGAAATCTTATTATAAGTTGCAGCAATTGTAATAAGCCACTTGTTGATTTGTTTATAACTAATACAGATGCAGACATTTATTGGAAATGCGTTGCAGAATGTTGTTATTGTGGCGATAAAAGCTTTGTAAAAGATGTTAAAGGTATTTTTAGACCAGGTGGATGCGTTACTGTAGATAGAGAAAATCCAGATTTTTTTACACAAGACACTCTTTTAACAGATATTGTTACTGAAGAAAATAAAATCATATTCAAAACACAGAAAGGAAAAAAATAATGTTTTCTGTAATTGGGTTTGATAAAAATGGTAAAGAATGCGATCATGAAAACTTCCTGTCTCTTGCTAAAAAAAGCACTGATACAGAGTTGAAGAGTGAAAAATTTTGGGTTAAAGTTTGCACCAATGGAATAGATTCTGGAAAACTTTTTGATCCATCTTCAAACTTGCTAGAAGACTTAAAGCGTTTTGATAACCACACAGATAAACATAGATACTCATACAAAAGTGTAAATAGGGAATGTTTTAACTTTTACATTTCTTATTTATCAACCAACAACTCTTCTTTTTTAAAAAATGCTGAAAGGAATATATCATGACCAAAAAATCTAAAAATGCTCCTTTGAATGAAATTGAAATATATTTTATTGAGGGCAATTGTTCGTCTATGTCCTTGGGCGATATTGCAGAAAAGCTTAGTAGAGATGTTGAATTTATTAAAGATGTTTATGATAAGGCTAGAACAAAAAAATCTTTAACATTTCAAACGAAGCTTGGAAGCGTGGCTATGACAGCAGCACAATCTAGCAAAGGCGATGATATTGTTAGATCAAGTGAGAATGCTGCTTATATGAAAAAATTTAAAAACAGTATTCATAAAATATGATTTGCAAAACATACGACAAAGAATATTTTGAAGATAAGACTTGTTGGGCAGTAGAATTGTCCAATGGTGAAACCGTTTATCAAAACGATGGTTTTGATCAATCTGTTGAGTTTTCTGCTTGGATTAGACTTAAAAAGTATTTGCACGAAAACAATTTGAAAATAGAAAAAATGTATGTGAGATTTAGATCGAATATTTTTTATCCTTTAGAAGATTATTGTGAAGGATACTTTTTCTCTATGGGCATCATTGGTATGATGTCATCTACTGAAAATATAAATTTTTATATATTGGGTTCTATCAAGAAAGATGTTGTTAGTTTAAAAAAGATAAAAGTTCCAGAACTAATAATTTTTGATGAAGAAGAAAGAAACATTTCTGATTGTACTGAGCAACAAGTAATTTTAAATACGAAAGAAAATTATGGCAAAGGAAAGATCTTCAAATAGTAGATATGAATCTAGGCATGGTGGTGGTTGGATAACTCCAGCACAATTTTTGGCTGAGTTAATGTGTGAGCGTTTTGCCAAACAAAATCGTCAAGATATACCTCCAAAATTTTGGGATAAACAACCTTGGAAAAAAGAGTTTTTTAAACAGCTTTCTTTAGCAAATAAGCTTTTAGAAAAATATGATCCAGCACTAGTTTCTAAGGCTTTAAGATCACAAGAAGGTAAAAAAATATTCTCTTTAGGTGCTCCTTGGTTGATAAAGCTCATAGAGTATGAAGAATATAAATTTAAGGAAGCAGATGAGAAAAAGGTTGAGAAAGTAGAATCTTTGCCAATTAAAAAGTCTTTTGTTTCAAAGAAATCAACACTAAGTAAATTAAAGGATATTGAAAATGAGTGATGAAGTAGAAAAAATAATCAAAGAAGTATCAAAGCAATATGGTAATGGTATTGCAATAAACGCAAGCGATTTGCTAGATGAAGAAAAGCATGTTATACCGCTTTCTCCAGCTTTAAATCTTGGTTTACATGGTGGTATACCAGAAGGTTCTTGGGTTACATGTTCTGGTCATCCAAAAAGCGGAAAAGAACAGCCTGTTTCTGCTCTTGTTTATACTCCAAATGGTCCTAAACCAATTGGTGAATTGATGTTGGGCGAGCATGTATGTACACATGATGGTAATTCAGCAGAAATTCTCGCTATCTATCCACAAGGAATTAAAGATGTTTATCGAATAAGTTTTTCTGATGGAACATTTGCAGAGTGCGGATTAGATCATCTTTGGTCAATTAAAACAAAAGATCATAAGGATTTTGTTGTTAGACAACTTAAAGATTTTATTAATGATATTTATTACAAGTCTGGAAAAGTAGCAAAATATTCTATACCAATTTCTACTCCTGCATTGTTTAATGAAACAACCAAAGAGATTTCCCCATACATAATGGGCATTTTTCTTGGTGCTGGAATTTTTGGAAAAAATTCAACATATGTAACTCTTGAAAAAGATTTAGATATTGTGAATGAAATGTCTGATAGCGATAAAAAATATATAGTTTATGACAATGAATCCAAAAAGATATCTGCTAAAAATTCCAATCCTTTTATAAAGCTTGGGCTTTTTAATATTGCAAATAACCAAAAGTTTATTCCCCCAAAATATTTGTTTGATGGCGTTTACAATCGAACAAGGTTAATAACTGGTATTTTAAAAGTTGCTGGATATTTAACTAAAGATAAAAGCTTAACTATTACAGTATCAAGTCAAAGGCTTGCAGAAGATATCGTTACATTGGTGCAATCTTTGGGAGGAATAGGCAACTATTCTGTTCATAAGAACAAAGACTCAAAAAGATATGTCTGTATATTAAAACTTAACATTTTACAAAAAAGAAAAAATAAATTTGAAAGAAAAATAATATCTGTAAAAAAAGTAAGAAAAGAAGAGTGTGTTTGTATTACCATAAACACAAAAGATGGTTTGTACTTAACCAATAACTTTATAGTTACACATAACACATTAACCTCACTTTCTTTTGCTGCACAATGTCAAAAACCTGAGAATGGTGGTAGACATGTGTATTATCTGAACATTGAAGGTCGATTGAAGCCTATGAATCTAAAGGGCATAGCTGGCTTAAATTTAGACAAGATGACAATCTATAGGTCTACTCAAGATAAGATTCTTTCTGCAAAGGACTACCTAAATTTGGCTTTTAAAGCCATCAATACGCATCCAGGAAGTTTGATCATCATAGATAGTGTTTCTGCCCTATGTGATGAAAAAGAAATGGATGAGGGTATTGGGTATGAAAATAGAGGGGCTGGTAATAAGCTCTTTGCTGGTTTTTGCAGACAAGCAGCTAATATAGTGCCAGTACAAAACTGTATTGTTTGGGCGATTATGCACTTAACCCAATCTCAGGGTATGTATGGTGGTTATACAGAAAAAGGTTCTAGAACATTGCAGTATCAAGCAGATGTTCAAATGAGAGTTAAATTTGATAAAGCTTGGAATGTTGGCATAGAAGGCAAAGAAAAACAAATTGGACAACAGGTTCATTGGTTAATTGAATCTTGTGCTTTAGGTTCACCAGGAATGGAAATTGACAGCTATATTCGTTACGGCATTGGTATTGATAATACATATGAAGCCATAAATCTTGGTTGTCAACTTGGTCTTATAGCTAAAGCTGGTGCTTGGATGACACTTGATTTTATGCAAAGGCACTTAAAATTGTTAGATTCAAAAGAATGGGATGATGCAACAATAAGAAAAGTTAAAACCCAAGGTGCAGAAAAGCTTTATAGGCTACTGCTTGAAAATCCTTTATGGGTAAAAGTTCTTGAGCAAGAAATAAAAGGTCTTTTATCATGAAAATAAAAGGTTTAGATGGAAGAATGCACTCTTGGTCATTTTATGGTCAAATGCCAGACATAAGCGATGAAAGAAAAAGATCGGAGTTACACATAAGAACTAGGGTGTTGCTTAAATCTTTATATCCAGTAGATAGAATACTTGAAGAAGTTCATTTGCCTGGATCTGGAAATTTGTACGCAGATTTTTGGTTGCCATTAAGGAATAAAATCATAGAAGTTCATGGGGAACAGCATTACAAATTTGTTCCTTTCTTTCATGGAACACAGCTAAACTTTTTGGCATCAAAGGCGAATGACAATAAGAAGAAAGAATGGTGTTTAATCAACGGAATAGTTCTTGTGGAGTTACCATTTAATGAATCAACCGAGCAGTGGCAATCAAGAATTGAACTTGACTGAAGAACAAAAGATCGATATTGCTTTAGAAAAATATGAATTGACCATTGGCTTAACACCAATTCCTTCTGATAAAGAATTTACATGCATAAAGTATTTATACTTATCGCAGGATGATTTATCAAAAATGAGCAGCGAACAATGTTCAGAGTCATGCGTTTTACTTAATAGTTTTTCTTTCCATATAAGCAGGGTTATAAACAAAGAAAAAACAAAATTAAGATGGTGCAATGAAAAGATTTTAAGTGTTGTAGCAAATAATCTTTCAGACTACAGATATTTTTCAGCAGAAGAAAGAATGGCTTTGTGTATAAAAGATAATGATTATGCAAAAAAAATAAAAAAGCTTTCTACTTTAATACAAGCAAGAATAGATAGAATTGAATATTTACCGATTAGACTTGAAAAAGTTG